CCCAGGGTATTGAGCAGATCGTTAAGCAAGATGCTATTGCTTACGCTTACGCAGATAGGTAAATAGCGCGTTCGTCTTTGCGGCGGTTCTCAAGTCCTCGTAGGACTTTCCCGCCCGCTTTACAATATTTTAGGAACTCATCGGCTGCGCCTGCGTAGTCACCACGATTATGTTTTTGGCGCAGGGTTGAACGTTGTAGCGTTCCCAAGCCTACGTTAAAACTAAAGCTCACAAGAGCGTCAAGCCAGCCTTGACTATTAGCAGCGCTAGGGCAATAGCGCAGAACTCCCGCAACAAACCGATCAAGGTCTTTTTGAAGAATGGCATCAACTTCCTCCATCGTAAACAGGCGGTTGTCTTCCGGTCTAATCGGGTACTTAAGCCGGTCTTCCATAGACAGCTTGGCTTGTTCCGGATAAAGCACATGCCCGACGCCGATTGTATGCAGGGCAGCAGGACATCGGTAGGGTTTAAGTTTTACGCCTTCGTGGTGCTTAATTAGCGTAAGTGCTTTGGTGCTAATCATTTGCCAAACGCACGGCCACCGAAGTGAAACGCAATAATCGAAGCGAATAAAGCCTGAGTCTCATCATCCCAAAGTTGATTAGCCAGTTCTTTAAAGTCTACGCCGCTAGTTAGTCCTTTGTACGCCAGTACACTATCGATGCCTACTAGCAGGAAAAAGAATCCGTAAGTAATTACAGGACGCACACTAGCGCGTAAGTTTTTCATCCAAGTAGATGTACCTTCAGATAGCGCCGTATCATGGGCGTATATAGCATTCATCTCCGCTTTTTGTGCGTCGATTAGCGAGACTTTCTCCGCAGATTGTGTCTGAGTTCTAATCTCGTCTAGCTTGATTTCTTCGATTTGTTGCTGGGCTGCATATCCGGCGGCGGCTAGTTGTAGCTCTCGGCTTATTTGCATTTGAACTAGTTCTAGCTCATGTTTTTTGTCTGACTTGTCTTGGAAAAAATCCAGTACCTTGGGTAAACCACCCATTAAAAACGATCCCAATGTTGAAAAGAAAGTAAGCATTATTCCCCCTGCATTCCCATTAAAATTTTAGCGCGTAGTTCACGCATTTTCTTTATTTCTTGCATTGCTGCGGCGGTAGCGTTGTTCATATCCATATACATTATCCCCATGATGGGAAGAGCTATGACGAGCACAAAACACAAGACCACCACGGCGACGAGAAGTGACCACGGTATGTGTGACTCGTTCTTATCAGTATCATCAGCCATAGAAACCACAACGTTATGAATAGAACCGCGATTACTGACGCTAGTTGTTCCTTGAGCTTTCTTTTTATATTTGCCCGTCGCCATTTTGCAACCCGATCCTGCTTAAGCTCTTCGACATGTGCTGCCTCCTGCTCGGCGACAATACGTTTCCACATCGTCTCAAACTTACCCCACAACGCACCTAATTCTTTGGGCGCTTGGTAGACCATTGTTTCGCGTATTTCTACAAGCAGCGCATCTAGTCTAGCTGTAATAATGATTCTACGCAAAGCACGACGGCCTACACTTTCTTCGCCTTTATAAACTTTCTTGCCTGATATTTCTTCTTGTAGCAGCGCTTTACTTAACGCGTCGTACGCATCCATCAAAGCGCCCAACTGATTGCCAATTTCGGTGTAGACGTCGTTTGGGTCAGCCTTAGCTATCTCTTGCACACGCTGGACTTCAGCGTTGTACTGCATTTTTTGCGCAGGAGTTGGGTCTACTATTTTGTGAAACTGCGCTTTTAAATCATCTAATACTTCACGTACATCGCCTGCTGCATTTTTAACGTCTTTGTATAGCTGACATCCTTTTTTTACTGCAGCAACAGCAGCATTAGCAGCGGCAAGTAGTGTAAGCGGATCAATGTCATTTATCCTGTTTAGCTTCTAAACGGTCAAATATTTTACCTAACATCTCTTTTACTTCGCGCATATCATCACGGTAGTCTTCGCGGGTAACATACATGTGCGGCATAGCGCGCACGTCCGTATCAAGACGGTCAAGCGATCGGTGGATGTTGTTCAGTATCCACCCACCAAAAAACCCCGCAATGGCTACCACTATATTAAAAAGAATTTGCGAATCCATGTTACGCCCATGCGCCTACAGAAGTATTTGCGCCAGATGCGCCAACTGGATAAATCATAAAATAACTGCCCGCCACAGTACTATATGCACCGCCTGGTGCTGCTGACAATGTATATTGCGGAATAAATGTGCCGCCAGCGTTAACAGAAATAGTACCCCTACCGGAAAATACAGCAGTCTCTGTAATAACCCCTGTCGATAAAGTTACTGTTGTGTTTGATACGGCGCTAACAAATACCGCTTCAAGACCCGCATTGTTTCGAGTAAAAACAGAATACCCAATATTATTAACCGTGGCTGTTCCGGCAAAACTTAACCCCGTTGTACGCGCGGTTGAACCTGCCGTTTTACTAAGCCCAAAAGAAAATTCAAATTCATACACAGTGCTAGACGACAATGTTACGCCCACACCAAAAATGTTCTGCGCGGTACTAACGTTAGCGCCTGCAAGGTCAGCATTTAACCTAAAAAACTGTGCTTCCGGTATTACACCTCGTTGCGTACCTTGAGGCGTTGCGTACATAACTTTGCCGTCGTACTCAATAGACCCTGCTACCGCAGCAGTCAAGTTTGTGCCTGACGTTAATAGTATAGGTTGCGTAGTAGCTGTACCCGCTTGCAAGGTTAATACGGGGGGTGAAGTAATACCGTTAGTGCCGTCAATAGTTATTGTCATGATGTCTGCTCATCGGTTTGAGGAGGCTGCGCTATCGCAGCATCATATTCAGCTTGCTCTTCGGGAGTTAAAGGCACTTCGGTTACTTCGCCAGTTTGTAAGTCAACCACAATTTTGTGCATGATGTTTACTCGTAAAATATGTTGATTGTGCCAGCAGACGGCGTTGTATCAAAGGTGTCTGTGCCGTTGAAAGTTGTAATACGAACAGCAGTAAGAGCAGCCGAAAGAGTTACGTACCCCCCGCTAAACGTACCATTGTTGCCCGTTACACCAGGCGCAACTATTCCCGATCCGCACCAAGTATTAGCATTAATGTTGTTAAACGTAACGGTTCCGCTGTATACGTTTGCTGCAACGATGTTAGGGTTTGCGATATACCCCGTAGACATTGCGGCTGTAGATGAAACGTAATTAGCTTGTCCTACGTATCCAGTATTAGCATACGTTGGAGTAGCTCCGGTGCCTAAACGTATATATATATCACTTGTGCCGCTTGTAGACACACCAGTAAACATCACCGTAATCCGTTTAACCCAAGACGGTATGTTTGCAAAGTCAATTGATGTTTGACCCGCACAAGTAACAGCCGTACTGGACACAATTGGGTAAAGCGTGCCAGTAGTCACCGAAGCAGTACCTACAAATGTTGTATTTAAGCTAGTGCTAATCGTAATAGCATCCGAACCTCCAACTTGAATGGCTCCCGATCCATCTTCATTTGATTTAATTCCTACGCTCATAATGTTTACTCGTAAAGAATGTTAATTGAACCAGAACTAAACGTAGCCGTGCCCGCCAAAGTAGTAATTCTAACGCCTGTTACTGCGGCTACAGCGTCGCATGTTCCGGCGGCGTTAAAAACAAACGTAGAGTTATTAGATAGCGTTGAATCTAATATCCAAATTGCGTCCGATATATTTTGCAATCTAATTACGCCGGTAAAAATAGTGTTTGTTGTACCTATAGATACTTGATACCGCGAAGATGGCCCAGCGGTTACTGTAGCGCCTCCAGTAATAACCCCCGAAGCTGCGCTAGCATATCCGGCGGTAACAATTGTGCTAGCACCTGTTATTAATTGAATTGCAAAACTACTACCCGCAGACATAGTAACCGTATTTAATTGTATAGATACGCGCTTAGCCCAAGACGGAAGATTTAAATAGTTAAGCGCGGTATTTGAAGTAACAGTGGTAGCCGTGCTTGGTATTAAAGGGTAAATATACGTATTTAACCCAGCAGTTTGTATATTTCCTGAAAAGGTAGCTAATTGCGAAGTAGATAAAGTTAACGCAGTCGTACCTACGCTAGCGCCAGTTTTAAATTCTAACGCCCCCGTATTATCCGCACTAATAGCTAATCCGTTTGTTGCATTGCCAGCGGTAATTATGCTTGACATATTTAATCCTTAAATAACGACGTAACGCGCGCCGGTAGGTATCGTGATAACTACTGGCGACGTAATAGTAGTAGCCGATACAGACTGCGATGGAGTGATCTTATATGTACCTATGCCACCAGTGGCAGTAGTAAATTCAGAAATTGTAGTGCCTACCGTTACGCCTGTACCGCTAATAATTGACCCAACGGCTAACACGCCTTGAGCAACGCTTGCAATGGTTAGCGTGGTACCCGCTATGCTTCCTGTACCGCTAAATGCAGGGCCAGTAGTTATAACGCCGGTTGACATAGCGTTTTTACCTGCTTGCAACGTGTAGCTCGTAGTAACAATCTGATCGTTTTCGTAAAAGGATTGGTTTGTGCCGCCGCCTGTTGCACCTGAACCACCTAACGAGCCCCAACCAGCAGGCGTGTAGCCTTCAAATTTAGCCGTGGTGGTGTTATACCGCATCATGCCGCTAGATGGCGCAGCAGGGCGATCCGTCGTAGCGCCTGCGGGCATTAAGACATACCCAAAACCAGTAAAGGTTACGTTCTGAGTAGCTGAGAGCGTAGTAAACGCGCCCGAGTTAGGCGCTACATCGCCAATAGCAGGGGGTGAGCCAAACGACAAGTTGTCTACCGGCACCAGAATATTGTCCGTGCTGTATTGCGCTACATCGTTAGCATCCGTAATCAAAAACTTGTACGCAACGGTTGGCTGTAGCCAGATGTTGGCCATGCCCCGCGAGTCAAGAATGATTGGGTTGGTGTTAGCGGTATCACCTGCTTGGCTTGTGTACGTTGCAATAGGCGTCGTCGTGCCGCCAGCGTAGGTGTAGACCTTGCCTAGCACCAGCGGATTGCCGTTGCTGTCAAAGAACTGTTGCTTGGGTGTCGGGGTTAACGATGCCATTTAATCGCCTCTTAATTCATTAACGCTTTCGGGGGCTAATGCGTTTGTTGTTCCCACTGCCGCCGCGCCTTTACCAGTTTTTGGTACTATTAACCATTCTTGCGGATTTTTTAATGTTCGTAATATTACGTTACGGTCGGAAGCAGGCATTAACTGAAGCAGTTGCGCTAATTTCTCACCTGACTGCGCGGCGGTAGTAAGTGAATCCATCACTTTTTTACCTAGTTTTTTTTCTAGTACATCTAACGCCGTATTGACAGTAGTCGTAACTTTACTCAGGTACGGCGGAATCCTAGCGCCAAACACTTTGCTCTCTAGTAATTCTCGTAGCGTATCTTGCCCTAACGTAGCTTGGCTTTCTATACCCAAATCGCGTTTTATTTCTGCCGCGGTGCCTTTGAGCGTAGCCATCGCTTTGGCACTCATTTCTTTGGCTATATCGTAACTGCCTGGGCCAAAAATCTTTTCTACTTCGTCTGGCGATCCACCTTCTACTAACTTAATAAATCCTTTTTTATCGTTCTTGTACATCTCTTGCGCCGCACCAGCCAATTTTTGTTGGCTTAATTGCTGTGCGTGTTTTGAATACTCAGCTAAGTAGTCTTTATAGCCTTTACCGCCTGCCGCTTCAATAGCGTCATCAATTAAAGGTTTAATCTTAGACACCACGCTAGAGGTTAAGTTACGTTGCGTAGTGGCATCAAGACCAGGGCGCAACTGCGCGACCGCAGCTACAATAGAATTTTTACGAATAGCGTCTAATGCCCGCGCGTCAATAACGCCGCCGCTTTCAGTCCATCTAGCAATATCATTGGCTATATTTTTTACCGCACCTTCAAGAATATCGTTACCGGCAAACTCAGGGTTTTTAGCTAAGCCTTCAATTTTGCTAATCACCGATGCTGACTTTAACGGCACAACGCCGTTGTTTTTTAATGTGTCTACAGCGGCTTGAGCAAACCTAGCGCCTTCGCCAAGGTCTAACGAGGCAGACGCGGCTTGAGAGGCCCAATCGTCTGCTTTTTTAGCTAGTTCACCCGCATACGTAAAGCGCGTAAATCCTACGGGTATGCCTTTCTTAATTAACTCTAGCCTGCCTGCGGCTTCTGCAATTCTTCCCGCGTTTACTAAGTCGCGTACTTCTTGCACTTTGGCAGCGGCCTGTTCGCCTAAACTACCCGCGCGAGCTTCTAACTCTACAAGCTCCCGCGTTGTTTTGTTAGCTTGATCTAACGCCGTTTCACGCATAGGCGTAGTAGCAGTGTTCAACGCTTTCTTACCTTCGATCTGCGCTGCTTTGACTTCTGTAGCGGTTGTGCCTCCAGCCAAATCAGCTAACGCGTTTAGCCGCGTCATTTCTTGAACTTCAGCGTTAGTCAACGCATTTTTAGCCGCTTGAGGCGTGCGAGTCTCTACCCGACGCAATAGGGCTTGCGCTGCCGGTGCTTTAAGTTCTGATACCGCTTGTCTAGCAGATAAACCTGCATCGGCTGCACGGGCGGCTATTGTGGCTTTAGCTACGTCATCGCCAAAGGCTTGTCTTAATATATCCGCAGCTTTTAACTCACCTAATTTACCGGACAAAGCGTCATAAATTTTACCTGCGCTTTTAGCGCCCATCTTTATTGCTTCGCCAATGTAGTGCCCCGCAGCACGGCCACCAGCCTCAAACGTCATGCCGGTCAATACGTCTTTAGCGCCAGACTCAAGCCCTTGGGCTGGCGTCATAGGAGGCGCATTGCCCGCTAAAACATCTGCTTGTTTAAGTAAAGCTTCAGTAGCTGCATATCCGGCACCACCGCCCGCTACCATACCAAAAGGCCCAGCAGGCGCGCCAAAAGTTGCTCCTGCCATAGTTCCAAGTGCTTGCACGGTAGGAGATACAAATTCACGTACCGCGGCAAATCTAGGCGATTCTACGCGGGCAGCCGGAATTTCATTTGACGGCGCAGGGGCAGGGGCAGGAGTTAACCCAATCTTTGCGTCAAAATCTGCGCGCGGTATATCAGAATAAAATTTAGCGTGCAAAGCACCCGCTAAATCAGCATCAGACATATCCGAATATTGCGGGTACTGCGCGCGGATTTCAGCGATAGTTGCCATTATCTAAGCCCTAATGGGTCAGCCGATGCCCCACCTGCATTTGGCGCGGATACCGCCGTGGCGTTTGCAGACGCAGCACGTTTTTTAGCGTTAGTTACGCCGATCTTAATGATGTCTTTAAGATCGTTTGCCGCTTGCACAAACTCTTTTTCACTTTGCGCCAAGTTCATCCGGTTAATTGCTGCAGTACCTTTTTCACCTTCAATGTTTGTAATCGAACCGCCGCCTTTAAGTGTCTCAAACACTTGCAAGAACGACTCACCTTTAACTTGGTCAAATCGCGATTGAAAATCAGATTCACTAGTTCCTGGGATAAACCGCAACGGAAGCCCCGCACCTACCGCCATTCCAAATCCTGGGTGAGGTTTCTTTTCGCCGTAAACAAGTTTGCCTTTAACAACTTTACTATCGCCAATCATCTCATCAATATTTTTAATTGTTTCAGCGGCTACAGTTTCAATCTTCGGCAATATCTGTACCGCCGCGGTATCGCTCTTAGCAATAAGCTCACCTTGTGCTTTTGCTTTAGCCATAATTGCTTGGAATACTGGATCGGCGGCACGTTTTTTCTCTTCTTCGGCCAAAGCCACGCGGCGGTCTTCTAAACTTAAACGCTTGCCTTCTAATCCAACACGCTGGCCTTCTAATCCAACACGTTGTTTTTCTAATCCAACGCGCTGACCTTCAAACCCAACACGCTGTTTTTCAAAGCCAAGACGTTGTTGTTCAACATCCGCGCTAAGCTGATCTTTAGCCGACAAAATACCGCGCATAGTTTTTAACTGCCATTTTGGTATTTCTGCGTCGCTTGCGGGTATTGATTGAATCAATTGGGTTGCTTGCATCATCGGCAAATTGCCTGCTTTTGCTTGCTGATTTATGTCTGCAATAATTTGATCGCGAGTATCAAAACTAGCGATATGTTTAATAGCACTATTATATTGTTCTTCTTTTGCTTTACGCTCTAAATCTTTAGTTTTTGCCGTTACTTCACCCATACGCGCTTTATTTAAATCGCGTTCTACTTGTTTACCTTCTACTTCCGCAAGATTTTTGTAAAGCTCTCGTCCAGATTTACCATAGCCCAACAGTTGAGCGCGCGCAGCAGGGTCAGTTAAATCAGCACTCCTAAGAAAATTGCTAGTATTTTGTTCTTCAGCGCGAGCACGTTCATACTCAGCCATCTGCATTTGACCAAGTTGATTTTGTTGTTGCGCATGCTGAAGCTGATACACCTGCGCCATCTGATTGACGGGCTGTTGTATCTGCGAAAAGTCTATCTGAGGCGCGCGGTACTGAAGTGCTATGTTAGGATCAATTGGCATATATCACCCAAAAGTGGAAGGAGCCATACCGCCAGAATTTTGCGGCATAAATCTATTTAACAATTGATTTTGAAAAGCGGCGTTGCTTTGCGCTTGATTGTAATTCAAATACTGACCAATTCCACCGCTTAAAGCGTTAGCGCCACCTATGTAACCTGACGCGCGCGCATTAGCGCCTGATTGCATATCATTGCCTACATTTGTGGCCATGTTTTGACCCATGTTGCCTATCGTATTAGCCGTGGTTTGACCCATGCCAGTTAACGATTGCAAGGGGTTAAGGCGTGCTTGGCGTTCAGCTTGATAGCGATTAAACGCATTAGAATATTCTTGCGAGGCTAAATTTTGCCCGAATTCGGTAACCCCACGTAATTGATTGCCGCTAAGTAACCCACCTCTTGCCGCCGCAGAACGATCAAGCGCGTCTACACCTTGTTTAAGTCTAAAGGCAACCCCAGGGTCATTTTGGTAAGCGTTATAATCAAACGGTGTGTATTTGGATGCCGCAATCAGTTCGGGCAACGCATTGACGCCAGCTTCATAAAAAGGCTTTTGTCTTTGTACGCCTTCTTTGTACTGTTTATATTGCAAATCGGCAGCGTATTGCGAGGCGTCTGCTTGCGCGCCTGCAGCTCGGTTAGCGGCTACGCCGCCAATTACGGCGCTACCTGCAATTGCTGCTGCTGTCCATCCAGCCATAATAGTGTCCCTTCAATTTCATTTGTAAGCGCTAACCGTTTGCGTGTGTCGCCTAGCCCGCATTCCGGCACAACGTATAGCCGTTCTTCAAGCATTGTTAAATCTTCGCAATTGTCTGGATTGTCGTAAATATCTACCCAAACAACTTCTTCGTCAAATACGCGTCCGGCTCGCTGCTCGCCTGCTTTTGCTTCAAATTCATATGGCGCTACTAACAACATAACTTCAGTTTCACGGTTTACCGCAATTGTGCCTTTTTCTAACCGCACGCGGTAGCCCGTCTTATGCGCCGCTCCCGTTAACACTGTCCAAGGCGGCACCGTAATTTTTCGTTCATACACCCCAGGCAAAAACGTATGGGTTGTTACAATATCTGCTTGCGGCATTTGCAGTAGCTCATCTTGCAACGCTACTACTTTTTGCCGCATTGATTCGGCAGTAATTACCGCCGTGTTGTTAGAGTTAAAAAGTTCAACCGCATACATATTTTGGCATAATACTATTAGTCAACAAGTTCGTCAGCAACTATGTTTTCTTGCTTTGGCACTTGCGATGTAGCTTGCTCACGTACTTTAGTTATTAAGTCAACAACTTGTACAAAAGGTTTATCACCTAACGCGCCTAGAACACGATTAACTTCATCTACGGTTAAGGTTAGTTTAATGTCGCTCATTTATTTTCCTGTAAGTTTCTGCAATTAAGGCTTGCAGTTTGCCTTTAAACATACGCGCCAGTATTAGCTGAGGGTAAACGTGTAATTTTGTAATAGCTGCCTTTACGTGGGGTAACCCCTGAAACAGCACCACCTGACGCTTGAATATTTAGCGTTCCTCCGGTAGTTGCGTTAGCTTGGAACATAGATTGTAAAGTATACCCATGTTCCCCCGCGGTTAATGTAGCCGTATTTATTGTTAGGGTTGTCGCAGTAGAGCCATTTATTGCTACAGACTGCGCATTGCCCGCCGTAGTGCCTCCTGCGACTGGGTTACCAATTAACAATATGTTGTTGTTTACTGGCGCTTGGGTAAACACCATATAAAAAGAAGCCGCCGTAGCGCCGGATTTACCAAAATAAAAATAAACTTCAATTTCATAAAAAATACCCGCATCTAATGACATGCCGGATGTTGCACCAAAAAAATTACCTGCGCTTGTAAGATTACTACCATCTGCGGTTAAACGGAAAAAGTGAACTGAAGGAATAAACCCGCGACCATCAGTTACGTCGTCCGTCGAAAAAAACGTGCTGCCGTCAAATTCAAAAGTGCCCGCAACAGGCGAAGTTAATGAAGTCCCAGACGTAAAAGTAAGAGGTGCAACTGTTGCTGTACCCGCGCCTAATACAGTTCCGCCACCAAAAAATGATCTGCCCGCCGCGATGTATAGTGCGTAGCTGTTAGTGATTGTTACGTTTGTGCCTGCTGCAGGTGCTGCTGCTATGTATAGCGTTGCGGCGTTTGTGACTGTTTGCGCCCCCGTACCTGAAGCAAACGTGGGTTGCGCAACACTATTAGCTGCAACTGTTCCAGTAAAACCTGCAGTAGAGGTGAAAGTAGCGGCATCTATACGTAAACCAATTCCAGAAGTACCCCACGAAGCGCTTGAGGTAGTGTTACTACCTATTTGAAATTTAGGCCCTGTGGGGTTATTAGCTACTAACGTCCCACTAAAATATGAGGTAAGGTTCGGCGCTACGCTTATACCCGTCCCCGCACCCCCCGCAGAAGGGGCTATGTATATGCCACCATCGCTTCCGTTACAATTTATAGCTAGGCCATATGTATCAGTAATAGTGCCGGTACTTGAAAAAGGCGCGCCTGCAATATAGAGTGTAGCTGCCCTAGTCCATGTAGTTCCATTAACACTATTGCCGTTAAAAGAATTAACCGCTAAATAATTAGCGTATGCAAAATCTGCGGAATCAGGAGCGTTGGGGTAGTTAAAATATGTTCCAGCAGTATTAAGACTTGGGCCACTAGCGTAGTTATTACTTTGATCGGTATAGGTTACAGCGGAAGCGCCTACTTTTAGTAAAGATTTTGCCCCAGACGGAAAAGTATACCCCGATGCCGATGCTGCAACCGACAAAGGGCCATCCATAAAATTAAAACCACTAGCGATATATAAAGCGTATGCGTTAGTAATTGTTACGTTTGTGCCAGCAGCAGGTGCGTTTGCGATGTATAAAGTAGCCGCGTTTGTGACTGTCTGTGAAGCTGTGGTTGCTGCAAAAGTTGGTTGTGCGACGCTATGTGTAACTACAGTGCCAGTTAATCCAGCAGAAGAGGTGTATGTAGCCGCATCAATTCGCAAACCAAGACCGGAAGTTGTCCAAGCTGCAGAACTTAACGCAGTGGTACCAATTTGTAATCTAGCTGCCGGAGTTATGGCAGTGCCAATACTTAAGCCGGTAGAATTTACTCGAGCTATATTTGTAGAGTTAACTGATAGCCCAAGCGTGTTGGCCGCCGGTAAATACAATCCATTAGTTGGAGCGGTAGAACCTGAAGGAATAAAAGTTGTAGCCGTTGCGCTGCCAGTAGTTGCAAAGTTAGTGCCGTCAAAAGTTAATCCCGCAGACGCCGCAAACGCGCCCGCACTGTTGTATTGAATTTGATTAGTTGACCCCGCGGGGCTACCGCTGCCACTTGCAGAAGAACCTACAAGAATAACTGTACCCGCGGCATTTTTAGAATATAACTTTTGATCTGCAAGATTGACTGCTATTTCGCCCACATCTAAATCAGTTGCCAAAGGAACTTTTGCGGCAACAGAGGATTTTTTTAATACAATTTTATTTGCCATAGGGCTGCCTTATTTGCTATTGAGCAAAATTAATTAATACGTACCACCATCCACGTTAATTGTAACAGTTGACGCGGCGGTAAGTTGGCCTTGAGCATTAACGGTAAATGCAGCAAAACTAAAGCCATTAGTAATATCGCCGTAAGAGTTTGCACTTACCGCAGTATTAGTGATGCTAAATTGATTGCTAGATAAGGTTAAGCCTGTACCTGCGGTATACGCGGTAGCTGCACCAAACTGCAAAAATACAATGTTAGTGGTGCCGATAGTAATTGGCAATGCGGTTTGCTGAATCCATGATGTATTAGCGTTTGCCGTACCGTTAATTACAAGTACGTAATCGCCTTGGTCTACTTCATTAGTTCCTGAACCGCTTGTATCATAGTCTGTTGCGCGGGTTAATACCCATGCCACGGAACCGGAGCCTTGATTAGTTACAGTGTAAACGCCGTTTTGCGCTTGCGTGGTTTGATTTTTGACTAATACGCGGGTTGCGTTAGTTACGTCGGTGCCAGTAAACGTGTGGCCATCAATTACTAATACAGCTAAAGTTCCTGAGTTAGTTAAAGTTGCCCCGACTCCGCTTGTGCCGTTGTTGTATGTTGCCGTTAAATTTGCAGTTGTTGCCCATTGAGCCGCCGCATGAAAGTTAATGCCTGACGCAATAGAATCAGCATACGATTTATTGACAATATCATTTACGCCAGACGGCGCGGTAGTAATTGTGCCTGTAGTTAATGCAACGCTAGTTAATGCGCTAAACGAAGGTAATGACCCCGTGCCAGTAGAAGTTAAAAGCGTGCCTACCGCGCCAGGCGAAACTTTTGATAGAGATGTTGTTGTGTTAGCCGCAAGAATATCCCCAACCGTGTAAGACGCAAAACCTGTACCGCCGGACGAAGCCACCAAAGTAGACGTAAGCCCTGCTGCACTGCCGCTTATGTTTGTTGACCAAGTCGGCACACCCGTGCCGCCTGACACTAATACTTGCCCGCTTGTTCCTGCCGCCGTGTACCCTTGCGCGGATGTTGACGCGCCCCATACAACTGATCCAGGGGTAGGCGCTGTACTTATGCCAGTACCGCCGCTACCAACAGCAATCGCGGTATTAAATGTTTTAGCGCCTGTAATTGTTTGCGCGCCTGCAAGCGCAACAAAAGAACCTGATCCACCTATAGCAACAACAGACGACGATGCGGATGAGGTGCCGCCAGAACCAATATATAAAATTTGATCGGCTTCGTTATAGGCTAATTCAGATTGAACCGCGTCCGAAGTTGAGGGAGCACCAGTAGCAGCTCTACGCTTAATTTGAATCTTATTTGCCATGATTAACCTTTAGTAATTCCCGCCGTCAACGCTTGCGCTTGTGTTTCCAAAACCCCCATTAACAACAGGTAAGGGGGTACCGCTATATGTTACGGCCAATGTTCCGCTAGTAGTTATTGGCGATCCTGTAACTGTTAAAACAGAAGGAACTGACATAGCTACTGAAGTTACTGTACCCGTACCTGGGCCGCCCCCGCCACCTTCGTTAGCTTTATTAAGCAGGTTAAGAAAAAACCTATACCAATCCCGCGAAACTAACCCTGTTCTAGAGTCAACAATTTCTGATTGGTTTTTAGGTATTTGTGGTTCGTTATCGGTGTTAGGCATTAGTACCGGACAAATTTAATTCGGCACCCATAATGGCAATTTTTACCGGATCGGTGCCAGATATTTCATACACTCGGTCACGCAGCTTGTCGGTCATTCCTAGCCGACGCCAGAACGCACGGAATCCATACGCCCCTATTTTGCCCATGCCCGCCCAATGTTCATTAGACCACGTATGGCCACCATCATCAGACCAACGAAGAACTACTTTAGGATCATTACCTTGCCCTATGTTCAAACCCACACCTGTCTCACAATCTAACTGCAACGCATGCTGAGCTGTACGTTTTAAATTGTTTTGATTGGTAGGTATTGCGCGCCACGATCTCAACCATTTTTGTGGGAAGGTATCGTCAGCAAATACATCTAAATCATACGCATAAATTTTGTTGTTTTCAAAATCGCCCACTACCACTTCATTGTTAAAAAACATTTGGCAGTTAGCACGATGGCGTATAAATTGACCGTTAGCAAACCCAGCACGTTCATGCCACGCTTGAGTTGCCGCGTCAAACACCCATGTTTTTTGAGCAGTAGGAAATGACAACACGTAAAACGAATGGCCGTCTTGCTGGTATGTAAAACCAATAGCGTCAGAAATAGTGCCGTAACTTTGAATAGCGTACTCAACCGCGTGAGTTGAAATGCGCTGACCAGAATAACCATTAGCCCTAAACACGATACCTTGACCTCGAGCGTCTGCCCCTAGCCAAAATAACGAGTTATCCATCTTAGCCACCGAATACGTAGCCGCGCAGCCTACTTCGTTGACCGCACCTTGAATGCGAGCTAAAGGAAACGGTGTAGTAGCTGCGTCGTACCAAACTTCAACTGATTGGGTGCCAAACACCCAAACTTCGCGGTGGTCAACAAACAGCGACACCAAATTGTCTGGCATACCTTCAGCACTGGCAAAACTTAACGGGTTAATCTGAGTACCATCCAGTAACTCAGACGTCCAAAATTTTTGGGAGTTAGGTTCTTGAAACACAAAATACCCATCCAAGTACCCGACAGTTACCGCGCCTGGAAAGTCTACGTCCGTAATTTTGGCAAACGCCGATGTGGCCGCATCAAAAATGTACCCGTCAGGGTTAGCCGCAATAAACAATTGCGTGCCGTTGTCCACCATTGATACGGGGCCAGTACCGCTAACATTACCTAGCGGTGTAGCCGCCCAAGAAGAATTTATTTGATACAACTTACTGCCGGACACGGCATACCCGTAGTTGCCGTACTGCCATAGCCCACGGATAGGGCCAGTACCCACGTTAGCTAACTTACGTAACCCTGGCGCGCGGTTTAAAAACCCTGCGTCCTTACCTTCTGGCGCGGGAGTAGCTTCTGGATACAGGTTGACCATACGACTATCCGCAGCGTTAACACTGCGAGCAACATACGATTGGCCAAGAATAGGCGTCTGCATAGGTTAGTAGTTACCGGCATAAATGTTAAATCGTTGGCGATTAGCCACCAGAGCATACGGCATGCTCATAATGTCGTCAGGATTATTGATGCGTTTCAGGTTGCGCTTAGACGTCATTGCAATGCGTTGCACAGTCTGAGGCGGCTCAACGCCAAACTCATTGGCAATTTCGCAGGCAAGATTATATTTAAACGCACGCAAGTAACCTGGCGGAAACGTCAAATTAGTATTCAACGTAGCGGGCTTATCTAACTCTTGTACGCTAATAAAATGCCACTCCAAAATCCTTGTAGGTTTTGGATAGACAGTCATTTGAATGTTCGGGTATTCCATGTTGATCCACATGACTTGTGGATACGTAGACGTTACCGTTTTGACGGCAATACCATCATATTGCTGTTGATTGATAAATTTAATACCAAACGATACATTAGTGCTAGGATCGCGGAAGTAAGTCGCGTCGTCTAGCAAAACGGGGCGTAATCCATCAAACCCGCCGATACTTGCGCCTGTAGGGCCAAGATGCTGTTGAATTTCGCCCGCAGGCCACAAGAATGTTTGATCAATCGTATTAAAAACACACAAGCGTTCCGTATTCCACGAATCAAGCATTTGATTCATAGCAGTTAACGCGTCTTGTGCGGCTTGTGCCGACGGTTCTTCACCTTCGGCCAGTTGGCCTATTAGCCTAAGTGATGCTTTAATCTGGTCGAAAGCGGTGGTCATGCTGGCTCCTTTAAGCTGCCGCCTCTACAGTTGGACGGCTACGACGACGTTTAACTTCCAACTCATTAGCTGGTGCCGCTTCTTCGGGAGCCGAAGGCGTGTCGTGAGTATACCTCACCCACCCGTTTTGTTCATCTGCTACCGCTTCTAATTCCATCGTAGCAACTTTAGTGCCGTGTGTTGGGTGTTGTAGGTATATATTCATAAGAGTAACGGGGCCGAAGCCCCGTTTAATTAAGATGCGCCGTGGATAATAGAAAAGTTAATAACTACTGCTTCTGAATATGAAGTCGCCGTAGTTAAATTACGCAACGTGATTGAAGCAGACCCCGCAGTCATGTTAGAGACATACGTTGTATAAGCCCCAGCGGTACTGCCCGTAGTAACACTGGAAATACACACAATAATCGTGTCGTTCGCAGAAATTAAAGTATTGTTTAGCGTAAATGACACAGCAGTGCTGCCTGCCAATGCTGCGTTATTCATAGTTATTTGACCAGCAGATTTATTCAACGTAACGGCTGTTGATTTGCTAGTCGCTTGAGTTACAGTTCCTTGCGCAGCAGCAGAATAGCCGATTTCGGAAGTAGCGTAAACAGTGGTGCCAACAATAGTTGAGGGCGTAGTTGCACCAATCGTGCCGCCGTCAATGTCTTGGTCGCTGTACGCAACGCCAATTGATTTGGTATTGCCCATTTTCTAATCCTTTTAAGAAAACGGGAGCCGAAGCCCCCGTCAAATTTAAGCCATACGATACAAAGTCCAAGCGCCCGTAGCACTTTTACGTGCGCGGAATGCTTGAGCTGTACCCGCAGTAGCAACAATAGTCATTAGACCGACTAGCGTCCAACCGGTATTGGTGACTAACGTAATAACGCCAGACGTATTACCGTCTACGTTAATTACCGAAAAGTCAAACGACACGCCAGACTTGTCAGAGTTTGGCAGTGCGGTTTCCAAATCCGCGACGGTAGGCAGCGTGTAACTTGCTGCTGATGCGCCAGGGCTACCCAACAAAATGCCGTTTAAAATCTGAGCCGCAGTTAAAGTTGCGGTTGCAGTAGCAGTTGCTGGGACAGGAATTGCGTCAAGAATTGTTTCGTTAAGATTGCCAGCGCCGATTTGATAGCCGCCTGAACCATTTGGAAGTGCCATGATAATTTCCTTTAAAAAGAGTCGTTAATGAGGGCCGTAGCCCTCACCAAAGTTAGCCCCAAATACGGCAAGCCATTTGCGGACGAATTGTGCTAAAGCCGTACAGAACGTCAATACGGCAAGGCAAACGGTCATTATTAATGTCGTATTGACGAACAATACGCATCGAAATGCCGTTGTGGACTTGGCGGGAAGCCATGTCAACGCCTTGTGGCATCAGCAAGTCAGCAGTAGCAAGCGTGATTGCATCTTTGTGGTAGACCAAGTTTTGCGAATACTGAGTAGCAGCAGAACCCAACATAGTTACCACAGCGCCAGAAGCTGGCAGTACATCAACAGTAGCCAGAGCTTGGCCTGCCGAGTACAGCGCAGGGCTAATCGACAAAGTGGCAGTTGAAGAACCAGAAGCAACGGCAGTTACAACAAACTGTTGCAACGAACCAGTAGACTCACGAGTTTGTGGGTTAACTGCATTCACAGCAGCAATAGTAAATACGTCGCCAACGTTCCAAGTTTTGCTCGAACCAGTAAAGCTGATTGGCAGAGTTGACTGACCTTCAGTAGTGACTGTCGAAGTAACAGTAATTGAAGTCCCCCAAGAACCAGTAAGGTGCTGTTTGATTGACTGAGACATATTGACTTCATCAAAGCCCAATACGCCTTCGCCCATCATACCGTTTTTAAATTGACGGCTGACAGTGTCTGTTGGGTTAAACAGACCTTTCATGCCTTCAACCAAACCAGCGTTAGCGGCTGGGTTAACGGTTGCATAACGTGGTGACATCACGGCAGCAGCTTCGTTTAGTTTCTGTTGAGCTTGCAACAGAACCAATGAAGTCGATGGTGTGGTGCCTGGAGTGCCAACAGATGCAAAAATGTTTTTGTACGCATTTGCAACGTCAGCGTCGATAGACGAAGCCAATTGCGAAATACGAGGTTTCAACACACGCTCAGCAAAGTCATCCAACTGCATAGTCAATTCAGCAGAGGTGAAGTTAATGCCGATGTGCTTTTGGCTAGCAACAGTCAAAGTAGTAAATTGCTCGTTGTCGTCCTGAGTTTGCAGGGCAGCACCGTCAGTTACCAAAGCACGATCCGGTAAACGGATACGCAGTGTGGAACCAATTTTAGCGCCTTCAACAGCGAAAGAATCGTCGTATTGACGGTTTACATTACGGGAGATTACCAGATTGTTCTCGAGGATTTCGAGAGCTTTTCTAGTAATCATGTCGATGGTTAGAATCGAGTTTGCCATGATATTCCTTAAAAAAGTTAGCGGTTACGTTTAGCTTCCCATTTCCTAATTTGACGCTGGCGCTCCGCTTCAATCCACTCAGACGTGCTCATACTTTTTACAGAGCGTGGGTCTGTTGTGTCATGCGTCGGTGCGCTAGTGCCGCGGCCAGAAATTGGCGCTATAGGCGGTGGGGCGCTTGTCGTTTTCTTTAAAATTGGCGCGGAAGAAATTTTTTCTTCTAATTTACCAATTTCTTTAGCTTGTAAAAACGGCGTTAAACGCGAAATTCTGTCAGCTTCGCGGGGATTAGTGCCTAGATAATACGCTAGGTCTGGCCCTATATCCGACGCTTGAATAGTCTCCGCCATCACGGATGTAATAGGAAGTTTAGGGTTGTATGCGACTTGTTCAAAATCCTCATACTTGCCACGAGCTTCTTCTTCACGATCCTGATATGCTTCAAGCATATCCATCTTTTGCCGATCAACTTCACGCTTAGCCAGTAGTTCTTCCGCTTTACGAGTAGCTAACGCATCAGCATACTCATCAACGGAGTTAAACTGCTCTGGTGTGGGTAGCTCGCTTGATCCCATAGGCGCTTCTTGCACCTTACGAGTTTGCTCCCTTTCCCACTTACGCTGTTCTCTTGCAAGCCTTTTGCCTACGATTGCATCCAATTCTTCTTGTGTGAAGGTCTTGGTCTGCTGTTCGGTCGGCTGTTCATTCTCCGGCGCTTGTATTTCTTCAGCTACAGGCTCTGCCGTCGGTGCCTGTTCTGGCGCGGGTGAATCCGCTACTTCAATTTGAATCTCTTCAGACATTGTCGATTCCTAAAGAATCCCTGACGTACCGCGTCAGTGCGGATAATACAAATTTATTCGTAAATTACTGTTGCCGTAACTGTACCACCAATAGCAACATATATGCCATTTTTAGCATACGCGCCGTCTAAAGGCAACAAGTATGATGTTGCAGCAGTAGGGGTAAACACACCTAAGATGGTTGTTGTTGTAGTTGCCGCAGCCGAGTCATACACAGTAATAGTCGGGGTAGCTGAGGCTGCGCTGACAAAAATGCCTTTTAGCTTACCTGCCGCAGGTTTAATGTTGGCCGAAGCCGTGATGTAGGTGTAATTTGCCATGTTTTACCTCAAGCGAGATACTTCAATTTGTATAAGGTACGAAGATAGACTTCAATTATGTTGTCGATAAGCTGTTGCAACGACATATCGGTCTTATCCACTACTTCGTAACGAGAGTCTTCAATTTGTTGCAATGAATCTTCTAAAAACTCAATTATATTGCCTGTTTTTTTAGCAGACATCAAGGTAATTGGGCCAATCAATCCATGACGACCTTGATAGGCTTCCGTAAAATCATCCGCCGCGTCAATAATGCGGTCATAAAAAATGTTTAGCGCCTTGTGTTTACTAAAACTGCGGGTGTTTAAGTGCACACTATGTGCAACATCCCTAGCTAGAAACAACAGACCTACAAAATCCGCTGCTTTCATTGTTGCATCCCTTCAGGTGGCATCATTCCTTGTTCCGGCGGTTGCATCATTTCTGGTTGCATCATTTCTTGTTGGCGGCCTGGCATTTCCATCATTTCTCTGTTAGATTCCATTGCTGCCGCAACCACGCCCATTGCAATATCTTGAATCTGTTGTTCAGTCATGCCCGCTTGAACCGCCGAAATACGCTTAGTTTCAGCATCAAACTGCTTAATTTGCGCTTCAAAGTCCTTACGTTGCATGTCTTGCGCTTCTATCGATTTACCGACGTTTTGCAGCATCTGGTGCATCTGATCTAGCTCTTGCCCCATTGCTTGCATTTGCTGTTTAGCCATCTGCAGTTCGGGGCTGTCGTCTGACCCATCACCCAACACTTTAGGATCGATAACTCGAGCAAAGCGTTCGGCCATCTCTTGTGCGCCTGGCCAATCCATATTTTTAATGAACAAATCACCAGCCACTTGCCATAGCTGCGGGTTGCTTTGCAGGATCATACCCATTGCATCCAACGCTTCTTGACGCTTGGTCATGTAGCTTGGGCCGGTGGTTACCACAACGTCGTACTTGCCTACGCTTGGGTTGTAAATCTTTTCAATCTCAATGCCCTGCTGGTCAACAATTTTTTTGACCGGCTCTTGTTGAGTTGGGTCAATCTTCACCATGTCGGTGTCGCCATCCACGCCAATAATACGAGCCACACGTTGTGTATCGTAAATTTTAGGGATCATATCTACAATTTGACGAGTGACATGCCTAACAGCACGCGCCAGATTATCCACGTAGTGGTAAGTGCCAGTATCAGACTGACGCTCGCGCGCCATAATCGCTTTGCCAGACCGTTCATTAGAAGTTGCCCCTAAGCTAGTGTCGTACTGGCCAGTAGTTGCTTTAATGTCGTCTGACGCGCCCATTTTGGCCTGAATTAAGCCAGTCTGTGGTAGCGGAGGCGCTGCACGCTGTGGAAGCGGCAAAACAGCGCCATTTCCGTCAGTTACGTCGGGATTTACCTCTAAATACGGCCAATTTTGTGTGTTTGCGGTCTTCCATTGGGTTTCGTACCCTTCAAACTGACCGCCATAGCCGATAAACGGTGCTTTTGGTGCCAAAGCAAGCATTTCTGCCTCTTGTGACACCCAATAGTTGTACATACGCTGGGCATCTTTGGCGTTTCTAATTAACCCAGAGACGTAGATGCGCCCATCAACTTCATATTCGTTACCTACCACGCGCACGACAGGTATCCACTTACCTATCCAATCGCGTTCTTGCAGCATTTCATAGCCGTTTGTCTTACACCATTTGACCCGTTGGGCATCTACCTCACGACTACGCACAGGTTTGACGCCCATAGCGGCCAATTGCTTAGCTTCAGGTGATCCGGCAAACGCAGTGATGTTGCCTGGGTACAGATGCAACGTTGCTTTGTCGTACTCGACGTAGTAATACTCAGCAATACGCACCGTGTCTTCGTTAATCCAAACACTTAGCGATTGGTCGCCTACACCGGCAGACTCAAGGCTAGATATTGGTGACGCATCAGGAAACATGCGCTCATATTCATCGCGCTGCAAGTCTTCGGTAATAAAACACCACTTAGCATCTGCTCCGCACGGGTCTTGAATCGTTGGATCCATGTAAACCGAGAACGAGTTACGAACTCGCATGATCTTGATGTCTTGATCAAACGAGTCGTCGTCGCAGTATTCGGTAATGATGCGAATATACCCTTCGCCATAACTTACTTGATTTTCGCAGGCGGTGTCGTAAGCAACATCGGCATCTGAGATGTACTCGATGTGTCTGACCATGCCGTTAAAGATTTCGGCGACTTCAACGTCCGCGTTGTCGTCGGCAGGAATAACTTTGCCGCTCGGACGGTTTTGTCTTTGGTCGTTTGTGACTTGTCGGACATGTTGCGGCAGCTTGTTAATAGTTAACGTCGGGCGCGCGTTGATCGTTTGACCTTGGACAGCGCCGCGAGTAGCCAATACGTCTGCAGGCCATTGCCAATGGTTGTCGGGCGAACCCGCATAAAATTTTAAGTCATCTAACTCGTCTTCACGCGAATCCGACAGTGCCGAAATCGCCATTTGCAGACGGAAGCGCATCGTCGCTAAGACATCGTTGTTATCTTTACGAGTCTTATCGGATGCGGGATTACCGCCTATAGCAGCTACTTTTGCGGCTTTGTTTATGCCGGTATAGTCCATTTACTTTTTGCCTTTTGCTGGGGCTTTATGGCCCGCTGCTCGTTTAGTGGCGTATGCAATCGCAACAGCCTGCTTAACAGGTTTGCCCGATTGTACTTCAGCCTTGATATTTTTGCGAAACGCTTCTTTGCTTGGCGATTTAACGAGCGGCATTACTATCTCCTTGCGATTGAGTTTTTAGCTTGTATTCTTGCAAATCTTTTTCCATAACGTCATGCAGTCGTTTTTCGGCGGCTAACGCTTCTTCTGCGGTGCCATACGTAGGAAACTTAATGCCTGACTTAAGCGCAAACCGCATAGCTTGAGGTACATCTCTAATCTCATTATGCCAGTACGTTGGCAATATCATGTGGCCTTGGTCAGTCCCTACTACCGAACCCATGAACGTAGTCATTGATCCGTCGGGGTGACGCATAGCATTGCCAGTGTGCAAGTTACTACGATGGTAGTCTATAGCAGCTTGCTCTTCTGGCGTAAACTTGTCCACTTTACTTACCCTTTTTAGCGGGCTTAGCTGTCTTAGCTGAGTCTTTAAAGTCTTTGCTAGTTGGTGCGCCAGGTGAGCCAGGTTTGCGCATCTTCTCGCCGCTACCGGCTTTGATGCGTGCTTGTTTAGCGTGGATGTTCGCGTACAATCCAGGTTTAGTAGCCATTAGCATTTCCATCGTTTAAGTGACGCTTTCGCGCGTTCGCCGTCTTTGGCATTTGCCGCAACGGCCCCCATACGAGCGCAGAATGATTTCTTTCTACCTTCGTCGGCTTTAGTTTTTGGATGCGGTGCAGGTGCCTTAAGGTTCGAACCCGTCTCGCGGTTGTACTTCTCGCGACCTTTAGCGGTCAACCCCGCGCCCTTAGCTACGGACTGTTTCTCGCCTCGTCCTACACTTAACGACACGCCTTTTTTAGTAGCCATCTTAGTGTCCCATCCATCCAGTTGCTGCGGTTACTTGTTGATGTGCCCGTGGTGCTCCGCGGGTTGCGCGGTCGTAACTCGATTCGCGGTGCGCTACCGGAAACGCGAACGTCACTGCTAGTGCGTCGGCTGCATCCGGTGAGGCTAGACCGCGAGACTTCATCTCTTTCTTGCCTTCCAGATAGATCGTACCTGACGAGTCTGGCTTTTTCATCGGGCCGGTCAAATCCGCTTTTAACTGTCGATCGTTCGGGATACTGGCTGTTTTTAGCCAATCCTTCATCAAGCCCCACATCTCCGCACGCTTGTTACCCCACATGACGGGTTTGCTAGACTTCCAACCGAAGTTTACACCACGCACCTTGTATCGCTGTTCTTTTAATCTGTCAAGTATTCCGTAACCCAAACCACCTTCGTCAATCACCGTTAGCGTTGGTCGGTACTCTTCAATCGCATCGATCACCCGTCCAACGGTTGTCATGGTGTCCTCGCCGTGATACCGCTTGATCGCTACCAAGTCTCGTCCTTGTCGCACGACGATGACGGTAGCGTCCGCGCCGCCTCGAGCTGGGTCAACTCCGACAACAATCGGCGCCGTTTCATCCTTGTACTTTGGCCGTTCGGCGGCCTCGTCGACAGCACGCGCACCAATAAACTGATCTTCGCCAGCCGATGGAAATTCACCGTAGACCTCAACCCTAGCCTGCGGCGAATCCTCGCCATATTCCGCAATGATCTGCTCATATACCTGTTTGTCCGTATCCTCGACATCCCGCGAGTCGATGTTCTCTGTGCGCCAGAACGCACGCTTAGCGTGGAAGCATTCGTAGAAGTACCCTTGATTGCGTCGGGGGTTACTAAACGCAAACCAATACCTATCCAAGATCGGCTCGGTAAAGAAGCCCGCACCAACCGACCAGATCGCGTCCGGTATACCGCTTGCCTCATCAAAGATCAGCATCATGCCATCGTGGTTGTGCACACCGGCGTACGCATCCGGATTCTCTTCCGACCAGAGCTTACCCTCGGCACCCCAATATCTGGTACCTTTCTTTAGATCGCGCTCGACTAACTCAGACACCCATTTAGCAGGCACCAGCTTGGTTGCGCTGATCTCCCACCAGTGGTTGTTTATCACCATCGCCTGCCACTTAGTCAACTCACCCCAAGTCACTGACCTAAGCTGCGCTTCGCTGTTAGCTGACACGATTACGGATGATCCGATGCGGGTGGTTAGCATCCACAGGATTAGCCAGCTAACCAACGCTGACTTACCAATACCACGACCCGACGCAACGGCGGTTCGCATGGCGTCCATGTCTAACTTGCCGCGGTTATCTTTTAAATGCTGAGCTATCTGGCGCAACACCTTGCGCTGCCATGTGCGTGGGCCTTTGAACTTGGCCAACGGCGTGTTTGTCTGCCCCCACGGAAATGCAAACAGTACGAACGCTTCTGGATCGTCGGCAATCGTGGGTGCCCACAACCGCGTCATTAAGAGCTGCTCGCCCTCGGAATCATAGATCGGCAGTTGCGCCATGTGTCAGTGTAGTTTGTAACGTCTGGGGTTGCTGTTCCGTGATGAGTCCGTCGATGACTCGGCCTTGGGCTTGTTCTAGCGCCTGCGTGATGCTGATCTTCTGATAGACGTCGATGCTGATTTCTTGCTTGGCCGTCCAACCGTGGCTGTGTTGCAGAATAGCCAACGCCGCCTTAGCGTCGCCTGCACGGGCTGCTTCGCGCAAATGCGAGCTAGCTTCGATCTCAGAATCAGCGCGTCCCTTTTGCTCTGCCATTGTAGCAACCGGATCAAACTCACACAACTGCCGGTACTCCTGCGGCAACATGCCAGCCGCCAACGCCAACGAATCACCTTTAAGGCCAAGCGCCGCCGCGTCGTAGATTGCCTGCAACCGCGACTCGGTAGCCTCTAGCTTACGGATAGATAGCGGGATCGATTTGAACATGTTCGCATATTAACAAATAATTTTTAGATTGCAAGCGTGTAGGCAATGTGGGCAGTTTAAAAATAAAAAAAATTGTCTGCTGAACCTCCGTTACCGTGACCGGTCGGCGCGGGCCCTGCACCCCCCATGTTAGTGAGCACTTACTTTTTTAGTTAACAAGCTAACAAGTTAGTAAGCACTTACATACAATGTTAGTGACCACTAACTAACTAGGTTAGTGAGCACTCACTTTTTTGCGCTAGGCATGCGGTACCAGGCACACAATATGTTAGTAAATAGCTATGTAGGCAATGTAGGCAATTGTGGGCGCCGGTTTAAATCGTTGCCGTGTACGAATGCCTAAATAATAGGCAGACACTGTATAAAAACTACTGTATATCTACAATTTTTTAAAGTCTAATCTATAACTACCCGCAATTACCTACAAAGTTAAAAAGCCTAGTATTGGCGCGCATTTTCACGCGGGTAATTCCAGGCAAAATCATTACCCGCACATTAACGACAATTACCCGCAAATAATACTTGACTAATTTGTTTGGGTATACAAAATAAAGCTTTACAAGATAATCTATTGTGGTATTCTGACTGTGTTGCACGAAGCAACAACAACTACCAGGAGAAAACAAAATGCAAAATGTTATTGATACGGCGGTAGTGGTTATTTTCTCTTTATGTTTTCTTAAAGTTTTAACTATATTTTTCTGAGGATAACAAAATGAAAAAACTAAACTTAATTGCGGCCGCACTTGCCGGCGTTGGATTCGGACTATTGTTTATCGGCGCCGCTGAAAATATTTTCAATTTAACTGAAGTCTTAATCGGCGGCGCCGTATGCTGCGCCGCTTTTGTCTATTCTATAGCGGAGGCGCAATAATGAAAATTTCAGTTACTTCAAAACTAGACGGCGTGCGCTCTTGGTCACTTGAAGCGCTTGACACTTGCCCAGGATCAATTGCGGCGCCTGGTCAACTAGTTGACGCATGCGCCGGCTGTTACGCGACGACGGGCAATTATCGTTTTGCCAACGTGAAAGCGCCGCGCGCGCATAACAAAAAAGATTGGCAACGCTTAGCATGGATTGACGATATGGCCCAGGAACTAGAAAAAGACACGTATTTTCGTTGGTTTGATTCGGGCGACATGTACACGTTAGCGCTTGCCGAAAAGATTCTCGAAGTAATGAAGCGCACGCCTTGGGTGAAACACTGGATTCCAACGCGCATGTATAAGTTTCCGAAATTTCGCCAGGTATTAACTGACATGCAAGCGCTGAAAAACGTATCCGTGCGCTTTTCCAGTGATTCTGTAACGGGCGAATATACCAAGGGCTTACACGGTAGCGTGATAGTTCCTACGCCAGGCGACGCAAAGCGCGGCGTCAAATTGTGCGGCGCTTACGATAACAATGGTCAATGCGGGCCTTGTCGCGCTTGCTACGATAAGCGCGTCAAAGTAATTGCATACCCTGCGCACGGGCGCAAAATGAATAAAGTAATTATGTTAAAAAAGGCGGCGTGATGAAAACACTAACAGCAAAATATCCTGGCCATTGTAAGAAAACCGGCGCCCGCATATTAGCGGGCGACTTGATCCAATGGTCGAAAGCGGGCGCCGTTTTGCTTAAACGCGCGGCCGCTGGCGTGAATTCCATTACGCTAATTGGCGATCAAGGCCCGAAAACGTTTTATCAAAACATACGCGGCCGGTGCGAGGACGCGCCTTGTTGTGGCTGTTGCACAATTTAATCAAGGGGAAACTATGAGCTATACATTAAAAACACCCGTTAACGGGTTATCGCTTGACGATATCAAGAGAATTTATGATCAAAACCCGAACATGACACTAAAAGAGCTATCTAATTTGACCGGCTACGCGATACCGTTTTTAAAGAAAATATTAATGGAGGCCTGATTATGACTTACAGACAATTGATTGAAGCGGCCCTTGTGGCCGTAATTGACGCCGTTGAAAACTCTGATTCTGATCAGGGCCTGCAAAGCGCCGAGCGCGCGATAGCACTACTTAAAACCTACTTATACGAGGGGGACGCATGCAAACCATAAATATTGATGGCACTACGTACAAATTGAAATTCGACCGCTGCCCGCTTGAATGGACAAAAGCGGCCCGAAAGCCCTATAAACCGGCAAAACCTAAGAACATACGTAAATTTCCAGTATGGGTCGACAGCATGTCAACGGCGGCCTATATACGGGCCTTTGACAAATTGAACATGTTGCAATCGGTCGATTATATCGGCGCAAGTGAAACAAGTACGCCACAATATGATCCGTCAATCCCGCTATTTGAAATCCTACCGGACGAGGTAAGCGCATGAACTATGACCCTGCAGATAAAGTGAGCACAATTGTCTATACCTTAAACGGTATAACGTACTTGCCCCATTACAGGCATGTTAACGCTTACGTAAAACCTGGCTACGGTCGGGCGCACTTTGAAGAGATGAGCGCCGCAGAATTGATCTTTGCGGGCGCTATAACGTCAACTGAATACTTATTTTCACGTGTAGGGGGCAATAATGGGTAAATTAAAAGACATACTGATTGATACCCATCAGTTACATTGGCCGTCTAATTTAGCAGCCTATGAGTATCATTATGAGAGTGGCGAGTTACTTTGTTTCCTTGACTATACCGCACCCGATAGGGGCGTAGGATATAACGGGAGCGCGTGGTTAGTGCATGCGTATGCGGGAGGCGTTGACGTCGTCAAGCTCTTGCGCGATGAGATAATCAGAGAGATTGAGGGGTTAGCATGTTCGCGCTTATCGGATTGATGCTTGCTGCACTACTTGCGATCGTGCTAGGATTGTAACGATTTTTCCGGTGGTTGTAATTTTATCCCCTCATGTGAGGGGATTTTTTTTGTTTGCGCGCTGTTACTTTGCTTATCCTCTCGCGCGAAAGGATTTTTATGTGCGTTCCATAATCTCATATGCGCGTAAACGCGCGCGTAACTCTGCTATCTCAGCGTCGCGCTCAGCTAATTTTTTCTGCAAGTGTTCGCTCAGATCGTAAACTGCGGCTAATTTATCAAACCTGGCTTTATGGTCTTCCATCATCATGTTATACAGGCGCTCTGACGCTTCAATTTGTTTTTGTATAAAGTCCATGTAACCCCCAAAAGAAAAACGCGCCAGATCGTCTCTGGCGCGCTCATGCTGCTATTACTCTGTTGCGTCTACTTCGTCGTCGCTCTCTTCGTCGTCACAAGCTACGAACTCATCTGCTTCTTCGTCAAAATAGTACGTCACGTTATCGAACGCGTTATAAAAGAACTCAACGTCGTCTTCTACCCAGAACGCGTTACCGTCCTCGTCATACTCAACGCCATCATCGCACTCATACTCAAACTCTACTACTTCATCGTCGATCACGACAACGCTGTTGCCGGTGTAAATTGTGATTGCCATTTTGATACTCCAAAAGTGTTACGGCCACGCCGACCGTAAGATTATTTTATGCGAGAATCATTACACTTGAAAGACATTACCCCGAAAGTAGATCAGACCTTCATCTTCATCTAGCACTTCGCAAAGCTCAGGCGGTAACAGCTTGCCGTTATAGAAAGTAAGCACTGCAAATCCGCTTCTATGGTTTTTGGCATTGTCTTCTGCATAACTAAATTGTTGACCGTTGACGTCCGCTAGTGACCCAGTATCGACTCCGTAGCGCGTGCCATTGTAATCGGTGAAGGGCGTACATTTTAAGGAGTGCAGATGGCCAGTGACAATTGAGGTGCCAGCCTTAAGAGTGTTGTTATAAATAGCATGAATTCCGTTATGCCATCTATGTTTAATCATGCAATTACCATTAACCATGACCGATGTTGAGAATTTCCAGCGAGGAAAATGGTCGGTCAGGTTCATACCCATGATGCCCTTAAAACCCTCACCTACTTGCGCGCACAACCTAGCATTAAAGCGCTGATCGTGATTGCCCCACGTCCAATGCAGCTTACTATTAAGCGAAGCCGCTTCGATCTCAGACAGGCGCTCTTGGCATGCTTCAAGTTCTTGCTTAACACTGGGTGTGGCTTCCCAAGTGCCGCCAGGCGGATGGCGACTAATTGATGCACCGTCGAAAACGTCACCGTTCATTACAATCGCTTTAGGCTTTAGTTCTTTGGCAAACAGCACGAACGCGCGGTGCGCGGTTGATACAATGCCAGGCCAGTAGTGACAGTCACTAGCAACCATAATGCTGCCGCTATGAAGCTCAAAATTAACGCGCACACCGTTTTCAGGTATCAAGATTTTAAAATCAGGACTGCGCGGACTTGCTGCATTCAGAATGGTACCGTGATTGGCCTCTATCGTACGACGCCGCGCGTTAATAGCACGAACGGTTAACCCTGTTTCATTAGCCATGTCAGTTGCTGACTGTAACCGACGCCACGTCGCAATAAAATCCTCATCAGATATTTTAGTGCCCATTATCGCCCCTAGTTATACTGGTTTGCTAACATTGGCACAATTATGTGGCTACCATATTACAAATGCAAAAAACAATATTTTATTTTGTAACTGATTTCAAATACGGCGATGCGGGCTTGTCCTCGATCATACGACGCAACTCTGAGCGAGGGACGTCTGTCATGTTAGGCGCACAAAATATATGTTTCTTAGTTTGATACTCACGTGTGCCGATACGCCCGCAATCAATCCAACCTGCTTCGCGAAATGCGTGCAGTAGTGCTGCCTGCGGTACTCGCACACCGGCCGGCGCGCCATGTGATACCCGATCGCACAATGAATAGAACGGTGAACCGACTACGCCTTGCGAGAACTCACCAAGTCTAGCCTGCATCATCTCAACCAGATACGACTCAGCGGTTGACCTGCCCTGCTCTACCATAATCATTTTGGCTTCAGTCATCATCGGCGCGGCGCCAGGATTAAACGCTGACACGTCGCGGTGATACAGCCATGCACAGACAGCGGACAATCCGCCCGCGGCGTACCAATCCCAGAACGCCAATCCATCCGCTTCGCTCATGCGACCTGCGTCCGAGTGAGTGACGAACCATCGACGGTCGTCCGATGGCAACGACAACGGCACACGCTCGTTTGAGAATGCAAGCACGAATAGACGGTTCAATGCTTTGTAAGGGTGCATGCCCTTACGGTTGACTAATAAGAACTCAGGCGGTGCCGCAATGATTGGCTTTAGATGATTCTCAAGCGCGCGACGATCCTTGGCTTCGCTCTGGCGCAGCTCTTCAAACACCATCACTTCGGCCTCAAACGCGTAACCCCATTGGCTCATAATCTCTTCGTTACGCACAATCGACACGTTGTCATGCGCGGCGCCACCGATGCCCCACAGTAGCGGCTCCCACATGGTGTCCTTGCCTGAGCCAGGGTGCCCGATGTGCAGCACGGCGTGATTGATCTTGCGCTCGGGGTGTTGCAGCTTGTACGCCATAACGTTCAACACATGTTCACGCTCAGCTTGTTCTGGCACCATTTTTTGTACATGGTCTAACCAACGGCTAATATCGCCTGCGATAGTTGCAGGGCGGCGGTTCTGCCATCGATTACCGTATGCTTGGCCTTCGCGCTCAACTAATATTGTCTCGCCTGCGGCATACGTGATACCAGCCAATGCAAGCGCGCCCATCTTCTGACGGTTCTCATCAAAGCATACCGACGCTTCAATGCGGCGCTTGGTTTTGCTTGGGTGAATGGAAAAGCACGACACATGCCGAAATAAAGCGTTGAACGTGTGTCTGCCGATCTCGCGGCGGTCGTTCATATCGAAGTATGAATCGTCGTCTTGTATGTACGCAAAGCGTGTGTACCAATCGGCCTTCTCAACACGGTCTAACTGTTTACGCTCAACTTCGGCAATGATCTCAGCGCCCTTGTCCGGAAACGCCTCGGTCGGTGCTAGTTTAGATAGCGCGCTATCCATTGCATGAGCTAACAACTCTTCGCGTAAACCTGGCGCATGCTTCGGGCCACCGTTAGCTGCTACCCAGTTAAGAAACGTATGTGAGTCAAAGTCAACGCAATGCGAATGCAGGCAGCAATACGTCCGCATCGACGGGTTGTAACGCCCTTCGGGGTTACCGTCGCTATGCTCAGCACTGTTGGGGCAAATGACGCCTGCCCAGCCTTGACTGTTGGGTTTTGACAGTAGCAGGTTCTGGCTTGACAACCACGCCATGACGTCGTCAGCACCGTCGTCTGACAAGCGTATAGGGCGTACGGTGAACGACTCAACGGCGCTCGGCGTGACCGATAAGTGTGTACAGATTTCGGACAGCGTGTACTCACGATCAGGATGGAACTCAACCAAACGCGATACGAACTTGTTCTTGTTTGGCTTTAAGTTAACCGAGCCTGGCAATCGAAAGTTACGCACCGGATTGCAAGCGCCTGGGTCGGTGTAACCGGCCTTGGCTATCGCATCAATCGCAGCGGAATACTCACCCTTGGTTGGTTGCTCACTAAATCCATAACCCCATTGGTACGACCCTTCGCTAGTCTCCATGATCCACGTCGGGGGCAGTGATGGTGTGTTGGGTGCCTTCTCAGAATCGCCCACATCATCAAGCACCATGACTAACACGTACTCGCAATTGTCACGTGATGCGCTAACGTGCCCGTCTTTAAAACGATCAACGATGAATGACGCGGTGTTGCCGTACCACGACTCACCGGCACGCATCGAACGCGCAGGTAAGGACGCAGGCCACGTACACTTGACAGCTCCATCAGCGTGCAATTGCACCTCACCGTCTTTCAGTTGCGGCTTCTGGCGCACAATCAACGCAGTCTCGCCTTCAGGGGCGAGGTTTGTATAATATTCTAAGAATTCCAATGATGTCTCCGGTTTACTTGCCGTAGCGGGTCATGATCTTAACGCCCGCTTTAAGTGGCAGGCCCTGCGCCCAATCAGGGGCAGTACACATAATACGGTTCAATTCAATTGCATCTGCTTCGGGATTTTTTGATTCAAGTACGATTTCATCATGTACATGTAGGACGGTGTCAGAAAGTTGGCGTAAAGAATGCCGTAGCAAGTCGTGTGCGATCGCTTGTGTAATATTCTCACATGCAAGCCCACGCCACAACCTCGCTCTTGGCCATTCTTTAGCGTCTGCCGCAGGCTTCCACGCAGCCTTAACATACGTGATCTCATCGCCATCAAACTTAGCGAACGGATAACACAGAATGCGACCGGACGGTAACGCGTACCATAGGTGTTGCTTATCGTACAGGTACGTCACGCGGCCTGCTGAAAACTCCCGATTGGGGTTACGTAACGCAGCGCGGTAAGCGTTCTCGAGCTTTTCCCAGTAGCGCACTGCCCACGGGTTAGCGCGCCGCCATGCGTCTACAATACGGCGGGAGTCGGACTCCTGCATCACGATACCGTAGTTGCGACCCATCGCCAAGAATGCCCCGACCGAGCCACCGAATCCAAGCGACAGGATAGCAACTTTACCGATCTGGCGCTCTTCAGATTCAGGCCCGATCTGATCCTCTGGTATGCGGTAGATGCCTGCGGCCTCACGGATATAGATGTCACGACCCTCACGGAATACGTCTAGCACCGACTCTGCCTGCGGATCGGCTGACGCCCACGGTGTAACACGGGCTTCAATAGCTGACCAATCAGCCACAACAAACGAATGACCTTCTGCCGGTATTAGTGCGGGCCGGAGCATTCCTCTGAGAACATCTGTAATGCGTCTACCAAATCTTGGAACGATGCTGTGGCCTCTGACCATAGCATGCCGGACGTCTTCGGGTTCCTTGGCGCATTTTCTTGTAAAGTTGTGGACTTGCGCGCCATAACTAGATGCTCTTCCGGTGGCAGCCCCTCCAGCAAAGACAAAAGCTCCCCGCACTCGATGATCTTCGACGTCGGCAAGGCTTGCGAGGCGGCTGAACTTCGCAACACTCGACGCCCATAAGTCATCTGCGCATTGAATGACGTCCGCAACAGTGGCCGGAATCTCATCAGGGTTTTCCTCTGCAAAAATTAATAAATTGGCGCGGACTGACTTATCAATAGAATACTTCAGTTCGCCATCCTTGAACGTCTCCATCAGTTTTAACGCTTGCGGCCCGACACGATCCATTACCCACTTCTTCATCTTAGGACTGCGTACCGACGTGATCTGGCCTTCGGTTAGCTCAGTAACCAACGTCTCGATCTCGTTAAGCTCGGCGGCTGCGTACTTGATCGCGGCATGTGCTAGTGGCAGGTCAAGCAGCACGCCACGGTCGTTAATGCGCTCGTTCGTGTGGTAGTCAGTAATCTCGTCGTCGGACAGCGGGCGCATGGCCTGTGAGACGGCACGCATAGCGCGAACGTCCTGCTCGCAATACGCGATCATCTCGGCCATTAAAGCGGCGTCGTTATTAAACGTACCATCTGATCGTGGAATTGATAAAGCTCGGATAAGTTGGCTACCTCGGTGATCTTTCCGCATGTTGCTGCTGATGGCGCGTCCAACGTCTTCGAGGCTTCCAGGTAAGCAGTTACTACGCGCTTGCGTAGCGGTGCAGTAGAACTGCTCGAGTTCAAAGTTAATTTGCAGTACGTACCAGAAAACAAGGCGCTCAAAAGCGGCGTTGTGCGCGTATATGCGCCCTCGGTGTTTTCGTACTGAATCAGGGAACGGTTGATCGGGTGTCCAAGTGATAACTTCACCGTCATCAAAAGCGTAGGACATACAAAGTACATCTGTACTGGCGTCTTGTGCATAGTTATAAACTCCACGTAAGGATAAGTCGCAGCGACTGCGAGTCTCGAAGTCAAGCCAAAGTATTTTCATAGGGATAGGCGGGGCGACCGAAGCCGCCCCTATTTACTTAGCTACGACGACGACGTGCAGGGGCAGCATCAGCGGCAGGCGCTTCAACTGCTTCTGGTTCATCACGCTCACCATCAATGCTCACCCACTCGACCAACTCAAACACGGGCGTGTAGATGCGACCGTAGGCTTTATGCTGATAGTGGTCTTTCTTCAAACGCACAACCGGCACTGGCTTACTTTGATCCTTCTCAACCTGCTCAGCAATTGATACTGCCAACTGTTGAACTGCGCGTTTACCGCCAACAGACGTGACGGTGTAGCGTGCTTCCATGCCCTTGTCAGGGCCGTCGATGCACTTCAACGACATACCAACCTGCGGCTCCCAACCACGCTTAGCATTAGGCGGAGACACTTCCATTTCAGGCAATGGCTCAGTGACTGATACCATCTTCTCGCCTAACACTTCGCCTTCGCCCCAAGCAATAAAGCCATGTATAAATGAAAATGGGTTAATCGCCCATGTGCATTCATCATCGACTTCAGTTTGATCGGCACCAAACACCCAATGACCTGTCTTGTCCATCTTTAGAATGACTGAACCAGCAGGGCCGACTTCAGTCTCTAAAGTACGCAAAGCAGTTGATAGGGATGATACGGCTGGAAGGTTTGCACCTTTGAACGTTACGATATTAGACATTACTGTTTCCTTTATTGAAGTTTAGAAAGGGCGGCAGTTAACTGCTTCCCGATTTGTAACACCGCTGGCCTCGGATCAGACTCCGGTGCCAACGTACTGCCCGACGAAATTGATACAACTAACTCCGACGGCAATTCTTTGCCTAATTTCTTAAGCACTTTTTCCATCTGTGCAGGCGAACGAAGTTTGCTTTCATACGCATCATCAATGCCATTGACATCAACCCACGCATCAACTTCATCTTCGTTCACCCACTGGCGTGTACCGCGCTTAGCAACCAACTTAAAACCTGGCACGGGTTGGCCATTCTCCAACATTTCAAACGCCAATGCACGTAAATTTTTAATGTAATCTTCTAACATATCCGCTTGCTCAAGCTGCAGCTTGATTTGTTCAACAGGCAAGTTAGCTAGTGTTGTTTTCAATGCACGGTCAGCCGCACCCGTCATTTGTGGGCAGATCGGCTTAGCCGTACACCAGCGGCAGTGCTCACCTGTTTGCATAGGTGGATCGGGGTAGTCCGACAGACGTACAGCGTAAAGCAGCTCTTGTTCAAACTCAGCAACACGCTTGGGTGTAGTCACCCACCGACGTATCTGTGGTGGCTGCACGATGATGCACTCGATCTCATCAACGCCTTCAAATATCCACTTAGCTGCTTCGGTACGCATAGCAGCCGCAGCGTAGAACATCAGTTGCGGATTCTCTACTGCATCAACCATCACCCCGTCGCCAAATTTCCAGTCGATAACGAATGCACGGTTATCACGGCGGCCAAGCAAATCAGTGCTACCGAAAACATTAGGAAGAAAGTCACCAAAACCAACGCGAGTCTCCACCATGTATTCCATTTGTTTATCTGGATCAATCTCATCGAGTGCTTGTAAAGCGGGAATAATCTTCTCATCGACTAACTCCTGTGTAAGCGTTTGATCTTTGTATGTAGCGCCCAAGCACTGCTCTGGCTTCTTATCAAACTCCAGTAACTCGGCGATGACGTTGTGCAGGAGTGTGCCGCGTGCAGCATGTTCGGACTCGGCCTGTGGTGGCATGCGCTGCACTAGCTTGACAGACGCGGGGCAGTTGATAACGCGCTTAGCGGTAGAACCGCCAACAACATTAGAATGATTCATTGTAGAGTCCTTTACTGTAGTGAGTGAACCCACATCTTAGCGCAATAAAAGTTCTTGTCAAACACTTTTTAATCTTTTATGCTTTGGACATGCTAGAAAAAGAAATCGAAAACTATTTTGTTTGGACTGTCGAACATGCGGGCGGCAAAACGTACAAGTTCAAGTCTCCCACACAACGCGGGGTTAGTGATCGCTTAGCGTGTATGCCTGATGGATCAACGTGGTTTGTGGAATTGAAAATTAAAGGTGGCCGGTTGTCTGAGTTACAAAAGATATTCCGCAACGATGTGTTGCGGCTTAAACAAAACTACGCCTGTTTATGGTCGAAGGAGATGATTGATGAGTGGATTGCAACTCAGACCGTACCAAGACGAAGCTGCTGATTTCCTGTACGAGCGGGATCGGGCGATGATCTTGGCACCCGTGGGTGCAGGCAAGACAGCTATTACGCTAACCGCTATGCAAGCGATGATTAAGCACGGTTATGTTAAGCGGTTCCTTGTGTTGGCACCCAAGCGCGTGTGCACCGACGTGTGGCCAAACGAAGCACTTATATGGGCAGATGATATATATGTCCAATCCGCTGTTGGCACGCCAGAGCACCGCGTAAAGACGTTTGAGTCATGGGCAGATGTTGTTGTGCTTAACTACGACAACATTCAATGGTTAGCCGATCAAGACTTGTCGTCGTTCGATGGCATCGTGTTTGACGAACTAACCAAACTTAAGAACCCGTCCGGCACACGGTTTAAAGCACTGCACAAGATTATTGACCAGTTCAAGATACGTTGGGGTTTGACCGGATCGTTTACGTCTAACGGGCTTGAAGACGTGTTTGGTCAGTGCAAGATTGTAGATGAGTCGTTGCTAGGTCGAGCCAAGGGCGCGTTCTTGCAGCAATACTTTATCTGTATGAATCGCGACTTTGGTGAGTGGACGCCGCGCCCAGGCGCGCTGCCGTTGGTCATGGAACGTATCAAGCCTGCGACGTTTGTGCTAGACGCTGGCGTCTACAAAGACAAGTTGCCGCCGTGCCATGTGGTTGAGATGCGGTGTCAGATATACGACCGTAAACCGTATGAAAAAATGAAAAAAGACTTTGTCGTACAGTTTCCGGCAACAGAAATATTGGCTGCAAATGCTGCCGCTGTAACATTAAAGTTGCAACAGATGGCTTCCGGCTTTGTTTATGATACAGAGCGGGTGGCTAGTGATACGCCAGGGGTGTTTACGTCAACTAAACAAGC